CTCAGCAATACTAGCGTCAACCAGATTCTTGAGTTTTTCCCACTCAAGAGTGAGGTTGGCTGCGGTGACACCTTCGCGTGGTAACGCGAAAACAACGTGGACAGTTCCCGTGTAAGGGACTCCATCGGCATCGTCATCGGTTCGGGAGAACTGAACCAAATGACGATCAGTGCCGTCAGGCGCAGATGCGACCTGATGCGAGATCCGAATATTTCGCGGATTCGTAATGAGAGACGCGGCGTCGCGATACATTGCTTCGCCCCCTTGTAAAGATACAAGGTTATACGTACTGTTGGTTGGTGTGTCATCAGTGATTGAAAGAGTGTCTTGTGCCATGATATTATACCTTTGAAGAGTTTAAGGCTCATCTACGACCTCCTGTTAAAACTTTCAGGAGGCTCGCGGATAACGCCAGTTGATTGCGGCCATATTGGCCGCGGTCAATGAAGGTGTTTCCTGAGTCTGGTGCGACTGCTTGACGTCGATAGGATGAAGTAGACGTAACTACATCGGTAGCCGTTTCCTGGATAGAACCACCAGGCGCGGCATACCATTTCCACTCACGTTCAGATGTCTGAACGCTTTTGTGGGATATGCAGTAATCGTATACTGTCACCTTGGAAGAGATAAGGGGTTCCTCAAATCGTTCGAGGAAATCCTGTACTCTCCAAAACCAATCGACAACGAATGAGAAGGGAATTGCTTCCCAGATCACACTCGCAGTCAAGCGCAACCCTAACATGTCACGAAGAGCCTTTAGTTTATGAGAATAATCGTCCACATAAGGACAATCAAACTTATAAACCATAGTCGCGGTTGTACGCGCTTCATGAGTGTGCTTATACCTATATTTGATATAAGATACACCCAAAAAGTTTGTCCAACTCGTGTAAGTCTCCGTGAGAGGTACAGTTTCAGAGTAATGACGTGTCTGAAGTGTACCTCTTCGTGCCAAGAACTCGTCAAGAATGGTCTGATGATCAGTCAGAACACTCCACAAGGTCTTGACGTCCCCGACGAAAGGTTTAATACCAAATTTGTAACTAAGGTGCCCTTCGGCAACCTTATTGGTAAATCCTTTCCATTTGGTGAAGAACCGTAATAGGTGCTTCACATCCGTAAGTTCAACTAAGAAGTTGGACAAGGATAGCGATGTCTCCAAATCTGGTTTCATCGCAGCAAATGCACGCGAATTAAAATCTTCGTCGTATAGGTCGAGGGCTGGGTTGATAGCATCTTTGGCGACGTTGTAAGGGTCGCGGTCGATAAACCAATTATACATATCTGTATAATAGGTTGGAGAGTAATACCTCCCAGTAATTGGAATGCAATTGACATTAGTAATCAAATGCACACAATCATTGGAAAGTTTTATACTATCCCTCGATCGCCGTTTCGTGTAGCTAATAGCTGCACGATCCCACCCGCGCGGGTATCTTTCGGCATCCACGCCTTTGAGTACTTCTGTGTTGTGTAAAAGACCTGTAGAGATCTTATACACCTTACAGTTTCCTCCAGACATGGCTCGCCAAGATTCCTGCGACTTCGTCTTCCAAATATCCATCTTCATCACCAG